CTATAAGCTCCTGGCGAAGTATAATATAAATAAAACGGGTCATTTGATTGGTAGGTATCACCATCTCTCCACCAATCTATACTTGTTTTAAATAAAGTAGCATTTTGTGGTATTGGAGCTAAATCTGCTGCTGATGAATCATATAGACTCATTGTGTTAGCAAAATCATTAATGTGATTGTTTATTCTATCTGAACTGTATAAATTAGTTTGAGTTAAAACATCATCTTTACGCTCTTTATAAACTCCTATTGAATCAGTTGCAATTAAATCTACAGGATAAGGATATGGTTCATTAGAGAACTTATCAAAAGAAGGTTGTACCCATCCAAACCACCATATATTACCTGAAGCAACTCCATCTTTATATATTCTTACAAAATACTCTTTATCTCCATTATCAAATACATCATATATAAAAGATTCGTCACTAGCGTTTTGTATATAAAATTTAACAATACATTCAGATGTTAAAAATTGTCTATCTCTTGTACCTCCTTGTCCTGTCCATCTTATTTCAAAACCCTCTCCTGCTAGAGTCATTTCAGTAGGGCTTCCTGAAAAACTTTTTTTATAAATCTTTACATACCAAGTAGTTCCTGCTTGACCTTCTATAGTAGTGTTCCTATATTCTCCGTATGCCATTATCTTCTACTTTTTCTTCTATTAGCTCTATCAAATACAATTAACAAATCATCACCTGTAATTCTTACATCAGGGATAACTGCTCCACCAAACGAGCCGTTAGGTATAATACTACCTGCTTGATTTGGAACGAATAATTCAGGTCCACGTTCTCCAACCAAACTGACTTTTCCTAAAGGCGGTTTACCACCATCTGCAAATGCTCCACCAAAAGCTGACCCACCTCTTAGTAGGTTTTGGAAATTACCCCCAAAAGATGCTCCTGCTGCTGCCGACCCAGGGAATATAACACTTATTATAGCAGCTAAAATAGCAGCCTTTATAATCATTGCTACCATTTGCTTTAATATATCTAAAAATATCTTCTTTAATCCTTGTCCTAAATTCTCACCACTCATTAATAGTTCTGTGAAATTATCAGCAAAAGAAACAGCTATATCTTGACCTATACCTATAAAGGTGTTTTTCCATCTTTCGATGTTAGCTTTTTGAGTAGCGAATTTTTCTGTTAAATTATCAGACCACTCTTGCCACTTAAGTGCATCTTCACTTAGAAGAGAACCAAATAATCCTTCATCACTACCTTCTTCACCTCCTCCACTTGCTACGCTAAAGAAATCCTTAAACTTATCTATAGCAGGTTGTAAAGCATTTCTTGTTTTGTCAAGACCCGTTACAACTCCATCTACAAATCCAGTAAATGAGTGTTCATACTCTGTAGGTTTATCTTTTTGTTGTTCAAAGAAATCTGTTATTGTATCAAAAGGATTCGTTATAGTTTCTCTTCCTAAAGCTTCAAGTCCCTTATTAACAACTTTAATGAGTGCATTGATTGGATTAATCTTGATTAGAGTAATAATCATATCAAGCAATAGGTTTTTCCACCAAGATAAATCAGTCAACCTTTCTTTAAAAGCATCCCAATTTCCAACTATATACATTATAACAGAACCAATAGCTGCACCTAAAGCTATAAATTTAATTATAGGCAGTAAAGATGCTAGTAAAACTTTACCAAAAAAAGCTACAGCTCCACTTAATATTCCCCATCCTGTAGTTATTATCGGTAAAAGTGCTGATAATCCACCTAAAACTAAAAGAAGTGGACCAATAGCAGCCATTAAACCTAATGTTATAGTAATAAACCTTTTAGTTCCATCACTTAATTGTGAGAACCATTTAGCAGCTTTAGTTAAGAATTTTATTATAGGCATCAAAGCTTCTGCTATTACTCTACCAAACTCTAACCTAGCCGCTTCCATAGCAGATTGCATCTTCTTGACATTAGCGAATGTGGTATTACCCATTATATCCGCCATTTCTTTCAGCCTACCTGTATTATTCTCATACTCTTTACTTAACTCGCTTATCCTGTCTTGATTTTGAGCAAGTATCATTAATTGATTGGCAGCAGTAACTCCAACCATTTTTTGAGCTTGGTCTAAACTTAATTGTCCTGAAGCTAAATGTTCTAAAGTTTTACCAAATGGTATTCCTTGTTCATTTAATTTACCAAATACTTTTCTTAAACCTGTTCCTGCCTTACTAGCCTTAATACCATTATCCATTAAGACACCCATCATAGCAGACAGTTCCTCTACATTAACTCCAACGGCTTTTGCCGATGAACCTGCGTGACCAAACGCTGTAGCGAATGTGCTTAATTGAATTGATGAATTAGCGGCGGCAGAAGCTAATGTATTTGCAACCGACCCTGCTTCTGAAGCATCTAAATTAAAGGCATTAATAGTTGATGATACAGTTTCTGCGGCTAAAGTCAAATCTTCTCCTGTAGCAAGTGCTAAATCAGAAATAGCACTCGTCATTCTCTTTATTTGATTAGGGTCAAATCCTTTACGACCTAAAACTAATTGTAAGTCAGCAAATTGTTGGGCAGTATATTGGGTTTCAGCACCTAGCCTTTTAGCTTCAGCAGTAAGCATAGCAAAATCTTGGACTGTTGCACCAGTAACAGCTCCAACCTTTGCCATAGAATTTTCAAAGTTAACAAAGGTGTCCATTGAGGCTTTCCCCATAGCCACAATTGGTGCTGTAACACCAAAAGTTAGCATTGAACCGAAACGAGCAGCATTAGAAGCAAACGATCCAATACTTTTATTGGCTTTACCCATAGCCTTTTCAAGCCCCTTAATATTGGCTGCTATAATTATCGATAGCGTTTTAGCTCCACCCATTATATTGTATTATTCTCTAAGTTTATATTTCTTTAAAAGTGCATCCAATTCTTCAGGACTTGGTCTATGAACTTTTCTAGCCTTTTTACCATCCCAAGGAAATGGAAGTAATTCTTTTGGTGACATTCTCCTTTTAGAGTGCGGAGCGAAACAAGAGTGTATTATTAATCGGCTTTGCTCCCAACCATCCATCATTAAACTTTTATGGAAGCTATTAAAACCGACTATTTTATTTTGAAGTGACCTTGGGGTTAAATCATATAAATCATCATAATTCATCCCCAACATCCCAAGACCAGTCTTTTCTATACTATCAAATGTAAGAATAGGTCTATCTTCTTCATAAAACTCTACATCTTCACTCCCATCTTCTTTCCCTCGTCTATAGGTTGGTCGATTTGGAAAGCTTCAAATATTTCATTTAACTTGCTAAAATCTTCATTATCCAACCACTCTTCGACTTCTTTAATTGAGTGTTTAAAAATTAAACCTGCCTTTTTAGCTCCGTGTTTTAGACCATAGTATGTCATTATACCAATGTGGTCTACCTCACTACCTAATAAGTGCATATCACCTAACTTAATTTTTGTTTTTTCACAAATGTCTTTAAGACATAAATACGAAAATCTTACGGGTCTTTGTTCTCCGCCTATTTCTACCTGTTTCATTTTTACCTTTTTTTTTAAATTAATTACTTACTTTAGTTAAAGTCTTTGTTCCTGTAAAATTAGCTGTGTAAGTTGTATTATCTTCTACTCCTGCATTTAGACTAAGAGAGTTTATTTGACAAGCTCCTTCCCAATGTAATTGTTTATCAAAATATGATGTAGCTGTTGTTCCTTTCGATAACATTGGACCCCATACATATATTGATGATTCTCCTGAATATGCAGATGATTGGTAAGCACTTAATGTATAGTAAGGAGTATTCCAAACAAATTGTGCTGCATCAAGTGTCCATTGAACTCTTGTCCATTCTGTTTCGCTTAAATCAGTAATTTGAGTACCTACTATTGTTCCTGGACCACTTAATTTTGTTAAAGTTAAAGGTATATTACCACCATTATTAAATTGTAATTGAGCAGAACTATCTTTATCATCTGAAGATGTTGCTCTAAGGTAAACACTAAATGCCCAATTATAATTTAAAGGTAATTTAGTTGATAAAATACGCATTATAAATTTTGTATTAGAAGATGTAATTGTAGTTAAACCTTGAGTGGTAGAACTTCCATCAGGACTTGTAACTGAAGGTAATACGAATGATGATATACCTGAAGTTAACCATATAGCACTATCAGATATATCATTTGCTCCGTCAGGAAGATAATTATTTCTTCTTGTAGAAAACCTTAAAGTTATTTCACTTCTATCTCTATATGTGTCCCATAATTCTTTAATACCATAAGTAGAATTTAAATCAAATAACGCATCGGTTGTTATATCAAAAGCCTTTTTTCCGCCTAATTTTTCAGACCATCCATTACTATCTTTATTTGTAATATCTCTTAAATCAGTAGATATATTTAAAGATGCTTGAGTAGAATAAGCTATTAACTCTAAAGGATAATTTTCACCAAAAGTTATAACATCTACTTCTATATAGTCTAAATCTAATCCTGCCGTACCATTTGTGCCTATTGATAAAGTTGGTACGTTTCCTGCATCTTGATTAGTTACTTCTATATACCAACCTCCACTACCTGTAGAAGTTTGAGATGTAGATGTATAGCCTTGAGCTATAAGGTCTAATCTTATCCGAGATATTAACCCAATAGCATCAGCAGTTGCAGTATCAGAGGTAAAGATAGTTTCAACAACCCCTGTTGTGCTAACCACATCAACAATCTCGACAGTACCATTACTTGAAATAGCACTATCTGAGATTGCTGTTATGCGAGTGACTTGAGCGACTGAGTCATCAACCTTCTTGTAAACTACTAAATCCGAAGCATTTTGAATTGCCATAGTCTAGGATTTAAAAGTTTATATTATG